CATTCATGTTTTGTGTTTGCCCATCAGCCATTGCATGCCCCCCTCGTGTTCGATCATCTAAGATAGCTGCCCATTCTTTCTTGACATCAGGGTTCCCAGCAACAACTCCATCATTAATGCTGTTAGGGTCAACATCCCCATTCCTAGATATTACCGCTGCCTCAATATTTTTAGCACGCTCAGCCATAAACTGAGTCTCTGTTAACGCTATCATAGGTTGCCGTCCCTTGAATGCACGGTTTAACCCATTATCAAACTCGTCACTAACCTTTGTTCCGAATTCATTAGCCTTTTCAGACGCTCTTTTAGCAGCATCTTTAATATTATCGCTTGTCGTTTCTATTAACTGCAATGCTCTGCGTTGTATAACCGTTTCAACAAATGCCAATGCTATAAGTACAGACGTGGCTTTAATCTTTTCGTCCTCCTCTTTCTGTTCCTGCTTATACTCAATTCCTTTAGCTTCCAAACTTTTCCTGTAAGAATACTTGCCCTCATCAATAAAATTGCGTATCACACGCTTATAATGCCTTTCAAGCAGCATTTCTGTTTTACTTTGATATATATCAGCATTGATCAATAAACCAGTGGCTGTATAAAACGAAACAACGTCTTTCCTAATCTCGTTAAAATACGACACCAGTTCACGGCTGAATGTTTTTTCTAGCGCAAGTTTAAGGGTTAGATTGCGCCTCGCCCGTTTATTTTTTTCCGTTGTATTCATTCCACAAATTGTTCAGATAATTTTCAGAATACTCACCGCCTAGCGATTTTATTTGGTCTACCCACTCTTTTTTAATATTGTCATCTGTATACCCATCTTTACCAACTGGTATGTCAGACATTGGACGATAAACATAATCGCCTTCGCTTTCTAACTCCTCGTACCCAAGTTTTGATCTAAGCTCGTTAATGGTTAAAACCCCAGATTCTTTTAGCCGTTGGACTTCCTCAGCCTCTCTTAACTTTATTGCTGGCACGACAGATGCATCGTATGTAATTCTTTGCCCATTCTTTAAAACTTTTCTGTTTATCAAAGCTTCTGTTATTGCATCAAATATCGCTGTAAATGTTGGGAATATAGCGTTTTCGTACAGTGCATATAGTGCTGTTTGATAATTGTTGTAAGTTTGTGAATCGGAATTGATTAGCGGCTCTGGTATATCATAACGCTGGTATATAGACATTTTAGATTGCTCTTTGCTTTCGTTAGCCTGCATGTCCCTGTTAGTTCTATTGGTGTGCATGTGAACCTCAATCTCAGCCCCATTTAATGCCATCATGCGCCCCTCGTTTTGTGCGCCTGTGTAATAATTATTCAAATCTTTTTTGAACTGCTCAAACTGTTCTTGTGTTTTGAATTTTGTTTGCAATATGCCAGACCCAGAATAACCACGGTCAAGATATGCAGTCACTTGTAACAACGACTTTTCAACAATTTGAGCATCCTGAGCTAAAGCTATCAGTTTAGATGTTGCCTTTGTTTCATTTTGCCCAAGATACCCTTTGATGTGCAACAACTCGCCCAATTTATCACTGGATAATATACGGCCACTTTCACTATCGTATCGCTGAGTATAGGTACCTTGCACAGACGCATAAAACCCAGTTTTATTCACAGTATACGTTCTCATACCCGTTGATTCTGTTACACTAACCGAGCTGTCACAAACTGGCGTTATATTTTTAGCTTTATAGTCTACATTGTTTGATAAATGAATATACGCATTGTTGTAGATAAGGTAATCAGTAGCCATTTGAACCAAAAATTCAGAATACCTTTGTGTTTGATTTGGTTTTCTCAGCAATTGGTACACATCTGGCACCCCCTCAACCACTGCGTTAGCTTCGTCCACAACAACTGGTTTTAATTGAGAAACCTTCTCTGCAATCATGTCAATCGCATGGCCAATAGGGGCTATGTTTTTATATAGGTGGTAGCCACTTGGCTGACTAAAATTTATTAACTGATTGAATATATTGTCAGCGTTGCTATTAATCCGTTGTCCTGAAGAAGCGGACTTTTTAAACGGATTCAGCTTTTTAATTGGGTCAGTAAAAAAAGACACGGCTTACCCTATAAACTTTTGCTGTATTCAAGACTTAGGCTACCATCCTTGGGGTTGTAGCCAGCAACAACATTCTTAAAACCAACTTTAACCTTGCTTCCCTCGTACTTTATAACAACATCTTTTAAATCGCCTTTGCTAATTGAAGTCACAGCCTCAGCAGCCTGTTTAATAACCTTTTCATCAGATTGTCCATTAATCTTGGCAACCTGATCAATTTTTTTAGCCAAATAATTAGCAATTGCATCATCCTTATTAGTTTTTGTCATTTTTGAGAATAACTCTAAAGTGACAAGGGCTTTTTTAGTGTAAGCAATCCCCATATTTCTGTTTTCTTTTACCAATAACCATAAAATCAATGCTTTAAGCCACAAAAAGATAGTTTTCATTCTTTTCACTCCTGTTATATTTTAATAACAACAGTGTAACATTTTAAGACAGCTTATTTTTGCTTTTTACATTATAAGCCACATAAAAGCATCCAAACTAAGAGAACATTATAAACAACCATAAGAATGGCATAACAAAAAACGCCAAAATAACCGATTGCCCTACCGCCAAGGTCATGAATGTCTCTAGCCATTAGAAAAAACATAATGACCAACTGATTAAAAGGAAACGCAAGTGCAAACATAAAAGCCACTAAAAATAAATGTTCGAAATCCATATCTTAACCCCTATTTATTAAAACAACTCTAGTAAATTTCCTAACACAAAACATTGCAATCCAAAAATAACTGCAAAATAAATACAACCCCAAACTAACTCTATTAACAGCATCCACGCAGAATACCTTTTTACCCACCATTTCACCGCCCTTTCTGCCATCACCTTAGCACATGAGGCGAGAACCCCATTTAAAAGCAAAAATAAATTTCCAAAAAGAACTATTGCTACAATATTTTGTTCAAAATCCATATCTCTACTCCTATCTAAACAATCAAACTATACATACAGTTTGAATTGGGGGGTAAATTTTCAGGACATTGCGCATGAGCATTTTTTAGAAGTTGCCACACTAATCACCGATGGTGGCGGTGTAATCGGTTTAGGGCTATACTGAGCAACCGCCCTTTTAACCATCTGTTTATAAGCATCTATTGTCTCGCGTACCCACTCCGATTCATAGACAGACAAATGCTTGTTCTCTATAAACGCTAACTCGATATTGTCGTAACAATGTCCGTCAGAAGCCAGACAGGTGCTTTTGTGTTGTGCAGCGATTTTAGTTTCATTCATCAAAGAAATTAATAAGTCAGCATTTAAAATCAATTCTTTTTTTAAATCTCTTGCATGTTCTGGGTCTTTCCGTAACCCAGAAACTGCGTTAGCGACATCATCTACTTCGTCAAGGGTAAGCTGAAAGGACTGATTGTTTAACATTATTTCTATTGTCGCTTTTTGCCTAAGCGATCTCGGTGACGGCGGTGTAAGTCCGCCGTTTGCGATAAATCCCCCTCCCATTATCGCACTCCGCTTAAAAGCCAGAGTAACTGGATTTCACTTAAAAGACTATAAGGGATTTGGATTTCCCTCGGTGTTGGTGGCTCGATCTCTTTATATGGAATTACCTGGACTTGCTCCAAGAAGCTTACCCGTGCGTTTTTGTTGTACGTATAAGGGAACGTAGGCTTGCTATACCTAGGCTGCTGCTTTGGCTTTTCCTGTGCCTCTCTCTTGTATCGCTCTCGTAAACTTGTGTACTTTCCAATACCCGGTTTAGTGTTATTTGCTTTCATTTCTTATTACTCCTAATTATTAATATAACAATCTATTATACATTATCAATAAAACTTCTTTCTTATTTATCATGCCTTATGGTTATTCTGTAAGCCACAAATAACATTGTGTATCGTATTTTGGCATATACGATACACTAAGAATTTCGCCCTATACTTGCATAATCCAAAACACTGGGGTTTGTTTTCAATAAATCAATCATTTCTTGTTTATTCATTATTTTGTCTCCTTGTTTGTAAATTTTGCCATGTCGCCCCCATCCTGCTGCAACGCTTCCAGAAGAAAACCCCGATCATCCAGCAATTTATCAGACGCCCACCGCAACGCACGCCTGGATTGCTGCACCGCTGCCATGACGACATCCCGATCAGCCAGCAATTCAGCAGATGCTGGACTCAACGCTAAAAACCGCAACGTCTCCCCATCCTGCTTCACCGCTGCCAACACTACCTCTTTATCATTGCGAAATTCCTCGTGAGTGTGCAACAACGCGCGTCCGTTTTCTCTCACTGCTGCCAGAACGACCTCACGGTCATATCGCAATTCAGCACCTACATAACACAAAGCAATCCCGTTGTCCCGCACCGCTGCCATGACGACATCCCGATCATTCCGCAAATCCTCACTGGCATACTGCAACGCACGCCCGTTGTGCTTAACCAATTGCAAAACCTTTTCTTTTGTACTCCATGTAGCTTTATCCATTATTTTGTCTCCTTGTTTTTAAGAATTAATAAAGTCTTGTAGTTTTCTCTCCTATTTTTTAAAGCTTTAAGAACACCCAAATCAAGAAAACGTCATACGCAACTATAAGAATTGCATAGCACAAAACGACAAGCTCGTAATAAATTCTCTTAAAATCTATATCCACTATATCCATTAGGAAAATACTAATCAGATTAAAAGGGAATGCAAAAACCGCTAAAATAAAAAATAAATGTTCAAAATCCATATCTTAACTCCTATTTAAACAATCAAACTATACATACATGCTGCACTATTAACAACTACACTGTCAACGACCGCCTATCACACCGCTCTTCAAGTTTATAAGCCCAAACCCTACCCATCAACTCAATTACAAACAACCCCTTAAACAGCTTATAGCAGCCCTTGTCGATAAGCTTCTCAACAGACAAATGCCGTACCTTCACACTTTCCCCAAACTCTTCACGGATGATACTTTTATCTCTTGGGTACCATAGGCTATCTAAAAAAACAACCGACTCGCCAAACCCCGATAAATTCTGACAGCCCAAAATGCTGTCGAATGGAACTTTTGTTTCAAATATATCGGAATAATGAGGGCGATTCCATACAAAACAGACTGATGCAATTAACTCTGCAACTAATTCCCTGTAGTCTTGGCTAACAACCTTTTTACCAACCCTACTTGTTTTACGAACAAGGCTAAACGCATTGCTACTATTTTTTATATTTTTCATATTCACATCTACACTCCTATTTAAACAATCAAACTATACACACATACTACATTATTAACAACACATTGTCAACAACAACATATCCTAAATTTTAGTATTTTATATTTTTTAGAATTACATATAAAAGTCTTTCTACATACCAGTTTTTAGAGACCTGGGGGGGCTATTAGTCAAAAAACGCAATTTCTGTCCGTTGTTTTATAAACATAGGACAAAAACTACCAACTTTAAATGGTTTCAGGTAAATGCTAATAACTATATATAAAAAAATGAAAGGGTAGCTATTAGCGTATACTGATATAATATATATCTAAGAAGGAAGCCAGCTTCCTTCTTAGATATATATTATATCACTATTAGTCAATATCTACAAGCAATTTATTGGCACAATATTTGCAAGAAAACCCTATAAATACAATAAAAATGGTCTTGGTATAACAGATATTAAAAAATAGGCAAATGTCTAAATGTGTTGAAAAACTGATCTGGGTATAAGAATGTAATTGAAAAAATGGTCTGGATATAAGAATGGGATAATCTCGCCAAAATAAAAGCCTTCCCTAGTGAATTTTTACCCTGGGGGGGGGTACCTTTCCTAACGTAAACCAACGTCATGTACGACAACGTCAAGAAAAAAAGCTGACAAAACGTAAACCAACGTCATGTACGACAACGTCAAGTATCGACAAGCAGTAAAGCATATTGACGTTAGATAAAGCCTTGAGTGATGACGAATTTGCCTAGGTATGAAATCGTCTGAAAGGTGGATAATTGGCTGATTTTGAGGCGTTTGAAAAATTGGGCTATGTAGGTGTGTGAGACTGTTATATTTCCCCTATTCAATCCCTTTCATCACCTATCCACACATAAAACAAAACATATCTGCTTAAGACATGGGATTCTATGCTACTTTTTTGAAGCATTTAATTCCCTTTTTTTTAAGCATAAAAACTAACGTGCTATATCCCCTTGTTTTAAGCCTTTGGTGTCCCCTCTCGCTCCCCTCTTGTCCCTCATTTAGTACCGTTTAATACCGTTGTAAGTTATCCCATGGATTACTTTGGCAAACGAACCGGCATGACTATCGCTGCTTCAGTGTCGCTTATCATAAACCTGACTGGTTGCTGGCCGTTAAATTCAGTTGTTGTGCATACCTTGACAGCTTGCCGGCCATTAAAGGCTTGTTCAATCATTTTTTTGTTGAACCGGCACGATTTACCAAACAATTCCAGAGCAAAAAATTGATTGTCCTCAACGGTGCATTTTGAAACATCAAACGTATCAGTTAGCGGGTACTCAGCTTCAACAAGCATTTTGAGGATATTCTCCATTGGTAATTGGCAATTGTTTCT